AAAGCAGACGGCGGACGTATTGGTTATAAAATTGGTTCATCTAAAAAAGGTGTTCAAAGTTTCTTAGATTTAATAAGAAATAAATTTGGTAAAGAATCAATTACAACTGCGGATAAAATTCCATTACCAAACGATACTTTAAAAAGAAATATGTTTGATGCAGCTAATAAAAGATTTAATAAATCCACAACTCCGGAAAGTGAAAAAATAGTAGGTGATATTTTAGAAGACACGGATATCAATGATTTATTTGATGCTGAGGGTAAACTTAATAAAGATGCAGTTTTAAAAGCTGCAACTTCAAAAGACGTTGATAAAAAAATTTTAGAACAGTATTCTCCAGAAAATGCAGTTGATGATATTTTTCCATCAGGAGATTATAAATACGATGCAGATATCGCAGCCGAAGCGTATGTTGAAAACAATCCCCAAATGTTTAAAAACATGCTTTATGAAGATCTCGACGATAGAACTAGATCTGAAGTGTACTCAAAAGTTTTAGCTGTTATCAATCAACGAAACGCAAAAATGTTACAAACAAAAAGAAATGCTAAATCCATAGATATTTCTAACGACTCTGTTGCTGAAGATTTTACAAACTTTATAAAAAAAACTGACCCCGATGGTTTTAAAAAATTAGAACAAAGACTATTGTTAGAGAATGCTAAGAAACCTAAAAATAGAAAACTAAATGCAAGCGGTGGACTGGCTGCTATGTTAGGTGAATAATGGAATATAACATAGAAGAAATTTTAGAAATGTATGAGGATGACTTTAATCCTGGTCCAAGGCCCATGGCCCAAGAACCACGGAACATGGCTGAGGGTGGACGAATGCTAAATCCTGTTCAAATGGGAGAAGATCTTGGATACAGAACGGGTTTTAGAAAACCTATATACGTTCCTACTAAAAAATCTTACGTAGTAAAGGATAGAAAAAATAACTTAATAGAAGATTTTAAAATTGAAGATTATGGAAGCAAAAGCAAAGCTAAGAAAGCAGCAGATGCTTTAGATAAAAAAATATCAGCAGAAAACGAAAAACGTCGAATAGAAACTTCAAAAAAAAATAGAGCAAACTTTTCAAATAAAAGAATTGATTTTAAAAAATCAATTAACACTTGGACTCAAAATTGGATGGACAATAACATAGGCAAATATGATTTACAAGATGCAGATACGTTTATTAAAGATATGAAAGAAGCATTTGAAGATTTTAATATAGAAGCTCCTACTAAAAATACAGCCAAAGACATTGATGGTTTTCCTAACATTGGAACTGACGCTAAAGGAGGAAAAGCAGCGTTTACTCCTTATGGTATTGATTCAATTAAAAAACCAGGAAAATCTAAAAGGGGATCGTCTTATTATGACTCTTTTTTTAGAAGAGCTTTTTTAACAAATAAAATTCAAACCGATGATGTTTTAAAAAATAGAATATCTAACTATCTTGACTATGCAACTCTAAATAAACCTGGTGGAGGTCCTGCATTAGATAAATTAAAGTTAAAATATGCTGACACTTTAAATAATTTAGATGATGTTATGTATGTATTATCAGATGATACACAGGTAGTAAATTTAGCAAAGAAAAATATGTTATCTAATATATTTCCCCAATACAATAAATTTAGAGCAAAACAAAATTCTTCAACAATTTCTAGAAAAAATAATATAGCTAAAATTGAAAAAACTTTAGGGCCTAAAAAATTAAAAGAATTGTTAAATGATGGAACAAGTATTAATAAATTTTTAGTTGATGAAGGAAAAACTTTAAAAGAATTTTTCCCATCCATGAAAGAGTTACCTCTTGGTTTAAGGTACAGTGTAGATCATAACATAGGAATTGCAGAGATTGCAAAATTAAGTAAGTCAGACATGGAAAAAGCTTTAAGTAGTTTAATTGGAATGAGTAACAAAAGAAATTATGATTTAGGGTGGAAAGGTTATTCAGTTATTAAAAAAAATTTAATAAATAAAATTCAACAAGGTGTCAATGTCAGTGACAATTTAAATAAATTAAATGAAATAACTGCAAAAGCATATCCAGAAGAATTAAAAGGTAAAAAAGCTTATGATTTAGTTAATGATAAATTAACCTTTACAGAAGACTTTACTTTTAGAACTAATCCTGAAGAAAGATTTAAATCATACTTTAGAGAAATAAATAAAACACCAGAGGGCGGTGCTGCAATTAAAAAAGATTTTGGTAGTATGAATAACTTAACAAAAAAAGTAATGGCTTTCTGTCCTGCAGGAACTGCAAAAGTTACAAAGGCAGGTGGGGGTAGAGTACCTTATGCGGATGGACCTGTGTGTACACCAGAAGAAGCCGTTAGAGGACTGAATGAAGAAATTGATAAAATTAAAAAAGGAAATGCTAGTGCAGGTGAGTCAAGTAGAACTGTAAACAAACTTAAAAACTTAGGTTCAGTAGGAATGAGAGGGCTAGTTAAAGCTGGTTTAGTTTCTGAAGTTTTGTTTGAAGCAGCTCTTGGGTTTGATAAAGTAGTAAGTGAAGGTCAATCTCCAATGCAAGCTTTTCGTCAATCATATTTAACAGCACCATTAAGAGGACTTGGTGTTATGAAAAGTTTTGAAGAAGGTGAAAAAGAAGAAATACTAGCTGCTGCAGGAGACAAAGGTAAAGTAGGTAGAGTTTTAGATTTACAAAAACTAGTAGGAGATAAGAATAAACTTGCAAATAAAATTGAAAGTTTAAAATCTAATTTAACTAAAGTTAAATCTATTGATGGCAATAGTTTTATGGTAGATGATGGCAATAATTTTATGGCAGAAAAAAATATTTCAGATGCAAAAGCCGAACTACAAGATATGCGTAGATCAGGAGAATTAACTAGAGCAGAACAATTGTTTTCAACTAAACCACAGGATTTAAAGATTGAGGATCAATCTTTAATGGATGCTTACAATAATGCGATTGAAAAAAGAAAAAATATTGCAGCAGAAAAAGGTTTTATAGCTCAGAGTAAAGCAGCTGATAGAAATAGACTTAGAGATAGAATGAAGGCAGAAGGTATATTAACAACACAAGATGCAAAAAATGAACTTCAAAATATAGGTGATTACTACGGACAAGGTTTTACTCCATATGGTATAAACAAACTTTATGAATATGCTGGAATGCAAAACCCAAATTTTGGATACAATGTTGTTGATGGTGTAAGAACAGGAAAGTATAATGAAGAAAAAGGTTTACAAGAATAGCAAATGGCGGCATAGCTAACTTAATGAAAAAGTATTATGACTAAAAACAATCCAACACTTGTAAAAAACATGAAACATGTTAAATGGGAGAGTATCCCTCCACTTAGAGGACCCAATCCTCAAGGGTTGATTAAAGAGAAGAAACAAGATAAACTCATACAGGAGAAAAAATATGGCAGATATAGATAAAGGGCTTCCTAACACTCGTACTCAAATTGACATTCCTTCAGAAGAGGAAATGCAAGAGGAAGTAAGTATTCAAGAAGAAGATATTGATAAAGGACCTGTAGAGGTTATCCCAGAAGAAGACGGTGGAGTTACATTAGACTTTGAACCGGGATCAATTAATATACCTGGAACAGAATCACACTTTGATAATCTAGCTGACATTTTACCTGACGATATTTTAGAACCTATTGGAAATGAAATGGTTCAAAATTATATGGACTACAAATCTTCTAGAAAAGAATGGGAGAGCACTTACACAAGTGGTTTAGATTTACTAGGTTTCAAATACGAAAACAGAACAGAACCTTTTCAAGGAGCTTCAGGTGCAACGCACCCAGTATTAGCAGAAGCAGTTACCCAATTTCAAGCGCAAGCTTACAAAGAATTGTTACCATCAGATGGACCTGTAAGAACACAAGTCATCGGTGTTAAGAATCCCGAAACAGAGCAACAGGCAGGACGTGTTAAAGATTACATGAATTATTTAATCATGGATCAGATGAAAGAATACGAATCAGAATTTGATTCTATGTTATTCCATTTACCTCTTGCAGGATCTACTTTTAAAAAAGTTTACTATGACGTAAGCATGGGAAGAGTAGTATCTAAGTTTGTTCCAGCAGATGAATTAATTGTCCCGTATACAGCTACCTCATTAGATGATGCGGAGTCAGTTATTCATACTGTGAAAATTTCAGAGAATGAGTTAAGGAAACAACAAGTCAATGGTTTTTATAGAGATGTAGAAATAGGAACTCCCGGTACAGAAACTAACGGTGAGCTTTCTAAAAAAGAACGTGAATTAGAAGGAACTAAAAAAACAGGTAAGAACGAAGCTGTTTATACTCTATTAGAGTGTCATGTAAATTTAGATTTGGAAGGTTTTGAAGACACGGGCTCAGATGGTGAGCCAACAGGAATCAAACTTCCCTATCTTGTAACGGTTGAAGAAGGAAGCAGAATAATCCTTTCTATAAAAAGAAACTATGCTCCGGAAGATATGAAAAAAAATAAAATACAATATTTTGTACATTTTAAATTTTTACCAGGTTTAGGTTTTTATGGTTTCGGTCTAATCCACATGATAGGTGGACTGTCTCGTACGGCGACCGCAGCTTTAAGACAGTTATTAGATGCGGGAACGCTTTCTAATCTGCCAGCTGGATTCAAACAACGTGGAGTTAGAGTTAGAGATGAAGCATCACCAATTCAACCAGGTGAGTTTAAAGATGTAGATGCGCCAGGTGGATCTTTAAGAGATGCATTCTTTCCTTTACCTTATAAAGAACCTTCAGCTACTTTATTACAGTTGATGGGTATAGTTGTTCAAGCCGGACAAAGATTTGCTTCAATTGCTGATATGCAAGTGGGAGATGGGAATCAAGGAGCAGCAGTTGGAACTACAGTTGCACTTCTAGAAAGAGGCTCTCGTGTTATGTCTGCAATTCATAAAAGATGTTATGCAGCAATGAAGAATGAATTTAAATTATTAGCAAAAATAGTTTCACAATACCTACCGCCAGAATATCCTTATGATGTTGTTGGAGGTCCAAGAAATATTAAACAATCTGACTTCGATGATAGAATAGATGTTGTACCCGTTGCGGATCCTAATATATTTTCAATGTCACAGAGAATTACATTAGCACAAACACAATTACAAATCGCAACAAGTAATCCACAGATGCACAACATGTACCAAATTTATAGAAATATGTATAATGCAATTGGAGTTAAAGATGTAGATACAGTTCTACCACCACCGGCACCCAATGCACCAATTGATCCTAGTATGGAACATATAAATGCGTTAGGTTCAAAACCTTTTCAAGCATTTCCTGACCAAGATCACAGAGCCCATATCACTGCTCACTTAAATTTTATGTCGATTAACATGGTAAGAAACAATCCACCAGTTATGGCTTCAATTCAAAAAAATATATTAGAGCACATTAGTTTAATGGCACAAGAACAAGTTCAAATGGAGTTTAGAGAACAGATGATGCAACTTCAAGTGCTACAACAACAGGCAACAAACAATCCACAAGCAGCACAGATGTTAAAACAGATAAACAATACAATAGAATCAAGAAAAGCAGTGTTGATTGCAGAGATGACTGAAGAATTTATGAAAGAAGAAAACGAAATTACTTCTCAATTTGATTCAGATCCACTTTTAAAATTAAAATCAAGAGAAGTTGACCTAAGAGCAATGGAAAATGAACGAAAAAAAGAAGCTGACAAGACAAAAGAAGATCTTGATAGAGCAAAACTAATGCAATCAAGAGAATTAGCGGAAGATAAAATGGATCAAAACGAAGAATTAGCAGAATTACGTGCTAATACTACTTTAGCTAAATCTGGAATTAAAGAAATGTCTGGTCTTGACGGAAATTAATGATATGTTAAGTTAAAAAAAGGTAAAAACTATGATGAACTATAAAAAATGCAAAACAATGGCAGTTCCAAGTCAAAATGTTGAAGTAGATCCAAGATCTAAAACAACTGCTGACGGTTCTTTCAACTATATTCCTACTGGAGACAAGGAAAAAGTTAAAGGACAAAAAAGAATGCTAGCTGAAAAAAAAAGAACAGCTACTTGGTACTAACATGTGGTTATCGGCAATTAAATTAGCCATTTCTGCTGGTAGTAAAATTTATGCTAACAAGCAGAGAACGAAAATAGCTATGTCTGATGCACAATTAATGCACGCATCTAAAATGGCCGCTGGTGAAGAAGCTTACCAAGGAAAATTACTAGAATCTAGAGATTCAGATTGGAAGGACGAGGCGGTTTTGATAATCCTCTCGGCGCCAATAGCAATCCTGGCATGGGCAGTCGTATCAGACGATCCAACCGCTATGGACAAGGTAAAATTGTTCTTTGATATGTTCTCACAGCTTCCTTCATGGTTCACAAATTTATGGATACTTGTCGTGGCGAGTATTTATGGTATAAAAGGAACACAAATTTTTAGAAACAACGGAGGAAAAAAATAATGTCAAAATATGTAGGAGCTGGTAAAAAATTACTTGAATTTTTAATACCTAAACCAAAAGTTAACAAAACAAAATTAGATAAAGCAAACAGCAAGTTAAATATTGCTATACAAAAAAATAAAGCTTCAAAAGCAAAATTAGGTCAAACTATTTTTGAAATGGAAAACCCAAAATTTAAAGGGAAAGATTTTACTTTTTCAAAAACTAATAAAAAAACTGAATCAAACAAAGAAGCTTACAAAAGAATACAGGGAGAGAATACTAAAACAATAAAAAGTATGCTTGATAAAGTTACTGAAAATAAAAAAGATGGTGGAAGAATTGGTAGAAAATTCGGCGGTGGAACTGATTTAAGAGATATACCAGCAGGTAAAAAATATGCCGGCTTAAAAAAACTTCCTAAAAAAGTTAGAAACAAAATGAAATTTAAAAAAAATGGTGGTAAAATATAATGTCAAATAAATATCACATAACTAAAGAAGGCAAAAAAGCTAAAAAAGGTCTTTGGTATAATATAGCTATGAAAAAAAAACGTGGCGAAAAAATGAGAAAAAAAGGTGCCAAAGGTGCACCGACAGCGGCCGCTATTAAAAAATCACAGGCGTAATGTTCAGGAAACAATTTGCATCCGGAAGTAAGTCCCCCGCATGGACTAGAAAAGAAGGCAAATCTGAATCAGGTGGAT